ATGCAACGTATCGGTTACTCGAAGTTTATAGATAAGAATGGAAAAATCGTTTTTCCGCTCGCTTTTTTGTTTCTGTTTTTAGGTTTTATTTCGCCATTTGTTTATGATAGAACGCTTTTTCGCACATCTAAAATGGCTATGAGCTATTGCTACTATACTCTTTTGCCCGCAATAATCACATCTCCTATGTCGTTAAGAAAGAATATATATTTGAAAGGTTTAGACAATCCGTATTTTAAGCTGTCATATCCAACATATCAAGAATACTGTGACGCAATGCTTCCCTCTACAATATTCTTTTGTATTCTTTCTATAATCGCTATTGCCGTTCTTTGCTGTACAATCGCATTTTTTGTTCTTTACTTTGCGAAACACAAAACAAATAAGGGGTTGCTCGTTGCGATTCCGTCTTTATATTTACTAATGGCTATAGCGTTTTGTATTGTTGGCGAAGCAATACCATTCGTTGGTTTTTATACAACGCTCGTTTTTTTGATTTTAGCAATTATGTATTGTGCAAAAGCGCAGTTTTTGCCGAAACCTCATAAACCCACAAAAGACGAACGGATAGCAGAACTTGAAAGACAAGTTGCCGAACTTATGAAAACCAAAGATACAGAATAATCTGCTCATCAGTTTCCGCTTCTCGACCTATTGAGGCTCGGACCTGCACGTTCGACGCTAACTCTAATGCCGATATTTTCCCACTTTCGAGCATAGGTGTTTTCATCGACTTCTTTTGCATAACTAAGTCCAACCGCACCGATTGCCAACAATCCGCCTATTGGTCCACCAGTTGCAAAAGCACCGATAACACCGCCTACCTGCCCTGCGATTTTCATAACAGCATTTGCTTGCGCTTGCGCTTGCTGACTTCCCGTATAACGCCCAACAAGCGATATTTGCCAGTCGAAGGTCGATTTGATAAGACTTGCCCCCGGGATTGCTTTTCCCAAAGCCTTTGCTCCCGTTACAAACTTGGCAAAAGTTCCAACACTCTCATCGCTATTTCCGCCGCTTCCGTTTTCGTCTCCGACAGGTGGACTAAATGACGATTGATAGCCCTTTTGCGATTGAGAATTACTGCCGAAATCTACGGTTATTTTATATTCTGCCATAGTTAAATCTCCTCATCTCGAGCTATTTCAAACGTTGCGGTTATGGTTATGCCAAGTCCTGCGGTAAGTGACGCTGTAATCTCTTTCGCCACCATATCCCAAGACTCTTTGATACCCTCGGCAACGCTCCCGTCAATGCTGTCATCGTATGTTACGGCATATACACGCTTCAAATTTCCTCTTATCATATCGCTGTAAAGAGTGCGTGACGCATCGTTGCGTTTGTACGGCATTATCAGCTTCAAGGTCAATCCCTGTTGGGTAATCTCTGTCTGCATTTCCTCTGAATTGTTCACGTTAGACGGCGTGCCTGTACGCGTACGCACGAAAGCTCCGTCCATAAGCATAATAACTTTCGGTATATCTCCCGAGCCTTTCACACCAAGTTTAATCTTGACGTTGTTTGCCAAAACACCGCCCTCAATAAACTGCCACGATACTTGTAGCGTTACAGGTACGGCTTCTCCCACTTGTCCAAAGTAATTTTCCACGCCCACAAACGGCGTAGACACGCTCAAAACGTACGCATACTCTTTTCCGTCCGCATCTTTCATATTGCCCGCATTGCCCGCTACGTCCGCAACAAAGGCGTTAAGGGCTTGCAAAGCATAATCTGCACGTCCTGTCGTAAGCGACGTATCGCACGGTATAAGCACGTTAAGCGTTTGCATTAAAAGCACGCTACCCAAGCCTCTCAAGGGCAACGGTGTGCTTGACTGTTCGAGCAAAACACCGTTGACAAGTATTGTCGGTAACTGCTTTTGCGTGCCGTTTATTGCGTTGTTGAACTCGCCCTCGTTGCTGTGAATAAAGAATTGGTATTTCCTTTTACCGAGCGTTCCTGCAAATTGATTGAGCCGTGACATAAGGCTTTCGGCAAGTTGTTTATTCGTGACCATATTTTCACTCCTTTGAAAGATTTCCGTTTAATTCTTGAGAGATAAGAATCGCTATAAGCCCTGCCGCGTCATCGAACCAATGCTCATTCGGATTCTTTTTACCGTTAAACTTTGGCGAAACCCACGGCTCGTTGGTATAAGGCATATAAGGCGCGATTTTTTCGTCTATCGATATTTCCCACACGCCATTCCCTTTATCTTCCAACTTGACCGCGTTATACCTCAAGTTGCCCGTGCGTATAGGCACAACAGACTTGAATATGCTTATAACGGTTTGCATCAGCGCAACTTGCTCGTTGTGACTAATCATTTTTCTCCACCTTGATTATTTTGAGGCGTACGCGCTTGGATGCGTATTTTACACGCGCCAGCGCAAGCGACTTTTCGCTACTGCGTTTGTCAAACTCTTTGCTTATCTCGACAATGAGCCACCAACTCTCCGCAAAGTACAGTTTGTCGTTCTTTGCAAAGTCATAGTTGTATGCGGTTTCCACCTCGCTTTCTTCCCTTGTACTCATCAAGTTCTGCACAGGCTGTTCGCGGCTCTCGCGCCAATCCGTATAGAATTTGAGTTTGACCACTTGTCCTTGCTCCAGCTTCTTGTTGCGCGGAAACCACTTTGCTACGATTAAATCTTCCTCTCTTGGCATAAGTGCGTTTATCATCTTAATAGTCCTCTCTATAAGCGAATTTAGGGGCAATGTAACGCCCTTGATACACGAGGCACACACCGTTCGGCAAATCTTCTTGAAGTCGCATTGCGGTCGTCGGAGAAACCCATTTACGGAACCCCGTTTCCACGTCTGCGCTGTTGAAAAAGTCGCCGTTGCGGAGTTGGTAATACACCTCGTCGACAAGACAATCCTTAATGATGTCGCGACAAGGCGGATATTTCGCAAGCAAGAACTCGATGTAGTCCTTGTTTTTTCCGTGTGCATACACGTATCGATAGAAAAAATCCGAGACTCTTTGCAGTATTCTCTTGCCCAGCGTAGAGGGATTTGCATCTCCCGTTTTGTCCAAGTATTCGGAAAGGTTGACTCCCAACGACTCAAGCACAAATCTCTCCGTCAAAACGTATTGATGTTTTTTGTAGTCGTATATCATCTCATCATCGTTAAATGGATAGTTCATAGTCTTTCTCCTTGTGATGTTCGCTTGCCGAGTTGCACGGCATATACTCTTGCGAACGTAAAAGAGCGGCTTTTACACCGCTCTTTGGTTTTATGCTCTCGAACCGGGAGCGACAACGTCGAACACTTGGTTCATCGTGCCGATGGTCGTGTAACCGTTTGCAACGATAGGAACGATGGAGTATTCATCCCAACATTCTGCGCCGAAACGATACTTCGGTTGAATTCTGATACCTTGACCCGTGGGACACGGAATGGTTTTCAATTTTTCATTGAAAGCCAATGCACGACCGGTACCGATACCGCATACTGCCATACCGAGAACGCCATCAAGCGCGCCTGCCGTCAAGCCGAGGTATTTCTCTGCGAGCGACCAAACGGGGTTAGAAACGACGTAGCACGGCGTGCCGTCAACTTCGCCGACGTAACCAAGAATGCTCTCAAGCGTGGTCTCGGCATCGAGTGCGCCAGTACGTACCATAATCTGACCCATATTTGAGCCGCCGATAATGACACCTTGCTTCTTGAGCGAGCCGTTGAGCGAAGCGCGGAGCAAGAATGCGCGATTCTCTCTCGGATAGGTGTCGATGCCTTGAGATTCGTTGCCCTCGTCGAGATAGCCGTTTGCGTCGATGAGATAGCCGAGATAAGCCTTATCGCCGGGTTGTGCCGCTACTGTAACTTTGTTGCCTGATGCCGCATCGCCTACCGCAGTCGTGCCTTTCGCTTGGCTCGTGAGCCATTTTGCGAGTTGTGCCGCAATGGTCATAGCGTTGATGTTTTGCGAGACTTTACCTGTAAGGTTTTTGAGTTCTGCCTCCGCTACGTCAACGTTAATCATATCCTGCATATTCGTAGGAACGTCGATGTTGTAGTCGATGGTATTCAAAATCTTAATGCCGTAAGCCTCGGTAGTTGCAATATACGAATTGTCGCTGTTGAAATAGCCGCCGTTCTTATTTGCGCCGATTTGACGTGCTTGACCTGCATTTGGTTTTACACGAATAATTTGAATTTCCGCCGCGTCGGTATCAGTCGAAAACTTTTCTGTACAGCACTCCTCTGGACGTGTTACAATGCCCTGAAAAATGTTGTCCTTGCCTCTCGTGGACATAATGCGTTTGAGAGTTGCCTCGTTGATAAAAGGTGTGTTGATTGCTGCAAAAATTGCGCTCATAGTTATTCTCCTTTACTGAAAAAGCACCCCGTTTTTACGAAGTGCCTTTCAATGATTGTGTTTTATTTTTTTTGTTTATCCGCGATATGCGCGGTTGTACGACCTCATAACTTGTTCATCGGTCGATAGCTCGGGTTTGCCTCCGTCCTCTGCTTGCGGACTTGCGCCGAAAGCCTTGTTGTCCATACCGTCTACGACGTTAGACAATCTCTCGGAAAGTTCTGCCACTTTCTCATCCGTTGCTGTAAGTTTTGCCGCGAGAGCTTCGACCATTTCGTACAATTTTTGTTTGTCTTGTGCGTCATCGTTGTCTTGGGGTTTGTCCTCGTCGGATGTTTCGGCATCTTCTTTTTTCTCCTCGTCCTTGTCTTCGAGTGCTTTTTCCTCGCCCTCGCTTTCGTCTACACGGTCCTTTGCATCTTGAGAATCTTCGTCGCCAGTAAGTTTCTCTTGCTCGCCTACGCTCTCATCGATGCGGTCTTTTTCGGATTGACTGTCGTCTCCCTTATCTTTGATGTCTTTTTTTGCCTCGTCTACTTGTTCGCCGGTTGTTTTTGCGATAACATCCTTTTTGTCGTCATCGCTCAAAGCATTCAAAGCCTCGATAAGTTCCTCTTTGGTCAATTCTTTTTTTCTTCCAAAAATTGCCATAGTTTTTGTTCTCCTTGTTTGTATTTCTATCGATAGACGACTAAACGCAATCCTGCTACATCAGCGGTGTCCCTACGCAGGCTGTGCCTACCCCAAACACACATAGCCACCTCATACGCCTAATCTATATGAACACGCTTCCGCGCATCCTTTCAAATTTTTACACGGTCGGGATAATACGCCCGTCCGTTGTCAAGCGAAAACTTTCGATATTTCGCGTAAGCCTCACTTGCCCTTTTTTTCGCATTAAAAAACGCAGGTAATATGCCTGCGTCTTTATTAAGCTCGGCTTTCATACTCCACTCGCGAATCGTTTTTTCCATCTCTCGCTGTTTGGTATTTAGTTTGTTTTCTTTTTGCTGTTCTGCACGTGATACTTTCGGTATGCCCATACCCGGTACATATTCGTACAGTCTGTGACGGCAATTAAACCCGAGCAATCCGTTCTTGTATGTCTTGCCTACTTTCGTCGTGTAATAGATGTCTGTCGCCGTTTCAAGCGGAACGTACTTCCGCCCGTCTGACGTTTTCCCCGATGTTCCGTCGAGGCTGTATACCTTTCCTTGCCACGGGAAGCATCTATCCGAGCAATCAGCGTGTACGCTACACACTACCAGTTTTGTGCCTTTGTCCTTGAACGCTTTTATCTCGTCTTGGTGGTACTCGTATCGAACTTCCATCTCGGCACGGTTGCGCATCGAGTTCCGTCCGCTTATGTCGTCGGGGTCGGGCGCATCTTCGCTCGCAAGCCGTGCATAAACTTCGTTTACTTGGCGCATATAGTCTTTCGCGTATATGCCGTTTGGTATGCCGTGTCGTTGCGCCATCAAAGGTATATCCATACCCTTGTATACACGCTCCCCGTTTGCCATCGCTTGAGCTACTTGTATTCGCTCGTATGCTTGTTTGCCGTTTAAGCCAAACGTGGTGTTCAACAACAATAACGTCGTTTTATACAATCTCCACATCGATTTTGGCATCAACTCTTTCAATTCTTTGTTCGAGAGCTTGACTCCGTATTTCTTGATGACCTTGCGCACCTCGTTCTCGATGTACGCTTGCGGTCTCCCTTGTAAATACAGTTTATTAACAAGTGCCTTAATCTCTGACTGGCAGTCTGTTATTGCTTTCGCTTGCGGATTCAATCTTCGTGTCAACATCTATACCATCTCCGTTGTTGAAATAATCGCCGCTATCCGTGTCGTTATATTCTTCTTGAGATTCCGCTTTAATACGTTCATACTCCTCTTGTACCTGTATGTCGTCATCGTCGCTATTGAACATTTGAACAGCCTTATATTGCGAAATATAGCCGCCTTGTCGAGCAAGGTTGAGCGTTTCAGCCGTCGTATACTTGTTTTGGAGCGACGCGTTGGACCAGCGTATCACAACTTTATCGGGCAAGCCCATAGACAGCCTTATGCGGTCAAGAATACGATTGAGCGGTGCTTCTATGACAGCACGCATATCGTCGACAAATCCTGCCGTCTCGTTTTCTTCCGTGGAAATCTCTCGCGCAGTCTTCGCGGAGTTGTCGTTGAGGAACGATGCAATCGTAGTGCTTGAAAGGCCCGTGTTAATCGCTATGTTTTCTATAATCGTGTTACGGATTGTTTGCCATTCCGCCGCCCTCAACTCAAACTGAATCGGAACGGGTTTTTGCTCCTCGGGATTCGTGTGCGGAATTTGGTCGTACAGCGTTTCATCAAGTCCGTTGTATGCACTTGAGTTCGAGCCTGTGCCGCTTATGCCTTTGGGAAGTAACACCTTACCACGACCGAGATACATATCGGTACACATTGCGGAATGATAGTAGTCATACTCCTGCAAGTGAGGTATTATGTTCGCGAGTAAACTCTCGCCGAACGGCAAATCGGGATAATTGCCCACGCAGTCCGATGATGTCACGAGTTCGCATCCGAGGTCCGTAAACGGCAATAAAATAGGCTTGTCTATAAACAAGCCATACTTATCACGGATTATCTTTCGCACCTGTTTTGGAACACTATTCCACTCTACTCGACCAACGTAAGCGTCCGTCGGCGTTATCCCGTTGTTGATTGTCGAGGTGTATTCGTGTACTTGATATTCGCATATCGGAACATTCTGTAACACTCGCCCGTCCGCCTTTGTATAACAACCGTAATAGCGATGTTCTTCGAGCGTATATATGTGTTTCGGCTTTTTTTTGTTCGTGTCATCCTCTCCAAGATTGATATTGACAAGCAAGTACACCGTTACTTCTTGCAACTTGCCCGTACTATCAACATTCGGTAAAAACCTATCAAAGCGCAACGCCTCGGTCGTAAATTTACCTTGTGCGTCTTGGTTTATCTTGACAAGCGCAGTACCCGCCGCCAACGCAAACCTTGTTGCCATCTTAACCGTGCGTGTAAAATTCGTGTCGTCTGCCCATTGTGCCAGAGCTTTCAAAGACGGATTGACTTCTGTGTTGTCAGGCGTTCCACGTTCTTTGAATGCATTTTTATACATTATGCGCGAGCCTGATACTTTCTTTGCGGTTCGGTCTACAATAGCCTTTGCAAGCCCAGTACTCATTATTCCGCGACTCGAGTCGTGGAAATACGGAACCCATCCGTCATACCACCACAGCCAGTTTTGCACGCACTTGTTCATAAACGGCAAAAACGCGCCTCGTATTTTTGCAAAGTAAGGAGCATTGCTTATAAACGAGTATGTCCAGTACGCACTAAAAGCCGCACCCTTTTGCCACGGCGCAAACTCGTTACTCTTAAATTCAGATTTTTCAAGTTCCATTTTTACCTCTCATAAGGAATATCGCATACAGGCGTTTCCCACAAATTCAATGGATTGTTGTAATATGTGTTTACGGCGTACCTAAACGCATCTGCCGCATCGTTTGGTATCTTGCCGTCATAAGTCTTACGCACTACGTCGCTGTTATCATCGTTCCAAATCATTGTTTCGAGTTCTACGACAAGCGGTTGAATACCTGTCATCTCGCGCTTTTGCACCCAGTTATACCAACCATTACTATCAATGATTGTGATTGCCTCTCTCGAAAAAGCGTTGTTCACTACGTCCGTGGTGCGCTGTATATCCTTTTTCGTAAACGCAATCGGGTTGTATTTCGGAAAATGATAGCGCATAGTCTGAACGAGGTCGGCGGCGGCACAGTCAATCGGCATACAGTGTTGAACGCCCGACTCGTACAGTCGGTACTTGCGTTCCATAAAATCGAGGTAATCTCGAAGATATGGCACAAGTTGCTCATTCGACATCTGACCATTTACTTTCGGGTCGTGATAAAAACTTTCCAATACCACAGCACGACCGTCTGCAAGAATCGCCAACGGTACAAATGCGGTAGCATCGTTAGTTGTCGCGCCGTCGCCACCCCATATCACATAACGAATAGACGTAGTTCGTCCTACGTTGCGCTTTGAATATTCTTCAAGCGTGAGGAAATTCCGCTCACGACGAAAAAGCGGAAAGACAAGTCCTTCCGTTCTTACCCATTTGCCCAATATCCATCGGTCAAAATATATCGTGCCTCTGTATTCGTCCTCTAATCGCTTAACATACTCTTTCGGCAAAAACTCGTTGTCGTATATCGTGAAGTGTATACAGTTGCCGTTATTCACGAATCCTGCGCTGTCAAGGAATTGTTTGAGATAATGACTCGGGCTATCAGGGTTACACGTTCCGTCGCACTCGCTGTTTGGCAAGGATAGACGAGATTGCAACATACGGAAAAAGTTCTCCGGGTAAAGCGTCATCTCGTCGCAGTACACATATCCGTACTCCGCGCCGTGTATCTTCGATATAGCGCGTTCGTCGTTTGCCCCAACGCAGTCAACCTCTTTTCCCCAAAGCACAACGTATCGTCCACCGTCAGCTCTACCTTTTATGTCGCCTACATCATAGCCTCCGAATATCGTCCTTAACGGTCGTAAAACGTTTCTTTCGACTGTCGCAAGGGTTTTCCCGACTATGAGGCAAGGTTGCTTGTAATGCTCTCCTATGCGCTGTGGAATGAGAAACATAGTGCCGTATGACTTGCCCGAACGAACTGCTCCGGTAAATATGTTCCACGTCTTATGAGGCAAGTTGAGCATTTGCTTTTGTTTTGCGGTAAATGCTATTGCGTTCATTGCTCGCTCGCCCCTTTGATTGCCTCTATAACCTCAACAAGCCTACTCTTTGCATCGTCGGTATTGCCTTTGTCATAGTTGAGCAATCCTCGCTCAATCTCGTTTATTCGGTACAGTGCAGATGCTATGGCGTTTACTTCTTTTGCCGACTTTGCCGTTCCTAAAAGTTTCAATGCCTTTTCTCTTACAAGCGATGTCGCTTTCAAGGTTTCGTTTTGTCTTACGGTTGCATCTCTTAACGCTTCTTCAACACGTTTTGCCTCCGCCTTTGCCACTATCGCGCTTTGGACGCGCTTGGCGTGTGCTTGTTTGTCTTTCCACCAATGTTCTCTTGCCACATCGTTTCGGAAGTTTCCCGTGTATGCAATGCCCTTTGCCTCGGCAAATTCTTTAATAGTGCGGTAGTCGCCTACTATGAACTCGGCTTTCAAGGCATCCCTTTCCGCTTTGGTCATTGCGACCACCTCCTTGATTTTTGGTATAAAAAAAGCACACCGTTGTGATGTGCTTTAATTTGCTGTTAAGTTGTTGTAAGTTGCTGTTTGCGATGTTATGGCACAAGTGGAAAGAATCGAACTCTCATTTTCGGTTTTGGAGACCGCTATTCTACCATTGAATTACACTCATTCACATTAAAACTGCTCTATGAGTTTATGTCCAAACTCTTCGCAATTTTCACATTCCTCGGCAAGCGTAATAATGTCATTAATCGTTTTTTGCCAATCTTGGCTCGATAGCATTATACTTCCAACTGCCAAGCAAACCATTTGGTTATATCCTTTTAATGCAGCGATATCTGCAAAACGTTCATATTCTCTTTTCTGTTCTTCGGTCATTTTATTGTTCCTTTTCGTGCAAGAATGTTAAGCACGTCGTTCATAGAATCGTTATCGGGATAGGTATAAACTCTTTTTACAGTTGGTGTCATATACTCATTATCATCTACAACAAGTTTATGGTCAAGTCTTACCCATCTTTCATTGTCATCAGAGTGATAAACAAAGTCGCCGTGTTGCTCATCTCCAATTATTTTGTAGTACTGCGCCCACTCCTGCTGAGATAGTTCTATTTTACCAAGATCTTTATTCGATTGCAAGACATTTTCTTTACTCCGCACATTCGAATAATCTCTCTTAGATGTAGTCCACTCTGAACCGTTGCCGTCTGTGAATTTTCCGTCATCGTCACGTGGATGTTTGCTTTCGTCAAAGTCTGCCATTGTTGCGCCGTCCTTTCAAACGAAAACCCCACCGCGTTTAAGGTAGGGTTTCGTCTTGTAGGGGAAATTATGAGTGTCAAAAGGGAGTGCCTAAAACCGCATCTCACACTTTCAACCATACATATTTTAGCATACCTTAACGCTACTAAACGCTACACTTTCAATTTTTTGAAAAAATTTTTACTTTTATGGTATCATTATTCTCCTCGTCTGATTCATCTTCCTCGTCTAACCATTCCCTGACTGCCTTGTACGCATCATCAATATTGGGATAGATTTTGTTGTTGAATCTATAAACAACATCCCAGCCATTTTGACGGTAATCGTATTGATTTTTGTAACACCTAACTTTTTCAATACACTGACACGCTATAAGAGTATCGCCAAACTTTTTTAATATCGCTTCTCGGTTAGTCAACTTCCACCTCCGCTTGCTTGCACTTGTCGCAACGTATGCAACAACCATTGTCTAAGTCAATTTTCAAGTCGTTTTCAAAAATTGCACAATACCATTTTCCCCAATTGCCCTCTAAGCACGCAGGACAAACTGTATATCCATCATCACAATATTTATCAGTCGGTACTTCGATTTCAACCATTATCTTTCTCATTTTGCACCTCATTCTTTTTACATTCTTCAATTCTATTAAAGAAACTATCGAGAGTTGTTGGCAGATACTTGTTAAATGCCGTACAATATGGTTCTAATGCATCGCCATCAATAAACCGACACCCATAGCATTTTGAAGTATCGCCTTGCTTGTCGTTATTTAGAAGTTCTATGTCCATTACAACTCTTATCTTCGGCATTTTGCACCTCCTTGCTAAAAGCACTCAAATCGATTTCTTTGCACTTTGCAATGCTTTGGTCGTGGAATATTCCTACCCACTTACTCTTAATCAGTTTTTGTTCGTACCGAATTGTTGTATTGTACTCGACTATGGCGTTGTAGAGTTCGGTATCTTCAAGGACGTGGTCTTTTTGATTTTCAATACGGTACATCAAGATTTCGTATTCGGTTTGATATGATATATATGCGTGTTCTTTCAGCGTTTCTGCGCGCCCTGCAATAGCAAAACTACCTGCGGTTATTAACCCTACCATAACAATTATCAATAGAAATAATAGCCATAAACTCGCCTCATCTAAGTCGTCGGCAAGTATCCAATTATCTTGTTGTATCTTTTTGGCGACTATTTGCAACACAATCATAGTGATAAGCACTGCAAGAAAAATCGCACCTAAAATTATCAGCACTATCATTTTTCCACCTCTTGATTGTGTTCGTTCTTTTTTTTGTTTATAAAATCGCGTACTTCTCTTGCACATTTTTGACACACAATGTACGTTTTTATGGTCGTTCTTGCGTGTTCGTGTGTTTCGGATATAACGTATTCGGTTGCTACAACATTTCCCTTGTTGTCAATCGAAGTAAATGTCGTTCCTCTTGTATAAACTGGTCGCATTGGTTTGTTAAATGCGGACAGCCAAACTTTTTCGTCCAGCGTGATAAACTTACCACAAATCTCGCACTTGTTGTAGTATTTAGTCTTGCCCATCTTCCACCTCTTGGATTTCCCAACCCTTATTGTAGTAGGCATTGAGATAATCTCTTTCTCTTTCGGCTCTACCCTTTGTAGTTTTAACGACAACAAGACCTTTTTCAATATCGCCAATATGTTGTCTATAATGTCTGCCACCATTTTTGACCTTACAGACGATGCTGTCATATTCTTTGTTCACAATTACATATTTTTTCATTGTCCCTCTACCTCCTTTATTAGTTCGTTGACTAAATTGTAAATATGATACACTTCCGTCGCTGACAATCGGGCAGCTGATGATTTTACCATATTAAGAACATCGATTTTCGCTTGCTTAATCTCTATGAGTGTTTTTTTGTAAGCGTCACGCATTGTTTGATTGCAATATGCAACAACTGCAAATTCGTTGGCTTTTAGTCTCTGAATTTCTTCTTTATACTCGGAGACATCGCCATAACCGTTATCAATGAGAGTTTCTGCATAACAATAGCAATACCCTTTTTTCTTAAGATGCTTGTAGTCCGCTACCGAATCTTTTAACACTTTTTCGATTTGCTCGATTTGCTCTTGTTTAGTTTTCATCTTCCAATTCCTCCACATATTGCCACGATTGCGGCGAGCGAGTTAAAACTTTAACGCCCTTTTCTTCACACCAACACTCGTAGTAAAGCGGGTTTTTACAATTCTCACAACTTGTAGGACAAGGAACTTGGAACTCGCTCAACTCTTTCGGCTTGTCGTATATTTTTACGTCGCTGATGTGCCAACCGTAAAGCGGTTTACCCTTGCCGTATTTCCATAAATCGTCATATGTTAAGCAAGTTTTTTCAAGGTCGTCAACAAAAAGCATATACGAGGCTCGCCAAATCGGAAAACTTTCCAATATTTCAAGTCGGTTTTTGCATTCCCATTTATAAACCCTATCGCATACAAACTCTCCGATAACTTTGCCGTTTTGTTCGTTATAATCTTTAACATATTCATCTGTTTTCGGGCGCAACGTATTTGTCAATTCAAAATTGTTGTCATCATCTACTCGATATAAATACGGCTTGCCTTTTGTCACATAGATAAAAGCCTTGAACGGCTCTTCGCATTTTGGTGCGGTCTTGCGCACTTCGATTGTCTTTTCTCCGCTTGCTATTTTCTCAACCCATTTCGGTTGAATCGATATCAATACTGCTTTCATTGTTCTTTTCTCCTCTCTATCTCGTTAAGCAGTGCCGTCTTGACAAATTCTTCGTCAATCAAGTACACCGTTGATATGTTGTGTTCCGTTGCCCAATCGGCTATTTCCTTGAATATTTGCTCTTCCGCGCGCTTGTCTTGCTCTTTTACCCAATCGACAAGTACGTTTTGCACATACTGCCATTTGCCGTCATCTTCTATTCCGATTTTTGGCATTATCGGTGTGTTTAACACCGTCACAGGCACTTTTGCTTTCTCTCGTCCGTAAATCATAATTGTTCTCCTATTCGATGTCGTCTATTGAGAGTTGGTTGTCGTCGGTTTTGGCGTCGTCTATGTGATATACCCACCAATCGAACACTTCCTCTCCGCTTTGCCATTTTGGCTTGTTTGGCATTGCCGCAATCATTCGGTCGAAAGCCTTGATATATGATTCCGCAATTCTCGGATAATCTTTTATATCGTTTAGCTTATCCTCAAACCTTGCCATCGGACACAATACGCATCCAAGCCTTCGTTTCGTTCCGCCACATTGAACGTAGAGAGGGTTTTGTTGAATGTTCTCGACTTTTGAGAACTCCCATATATCCTCGTCCGTCCAATCAATAATGGGATTGATTAGTGTTTTTTGCGTTCGATAACATTGTTCGATCTGTCTACGGCTTTCGTCGTTGTCCATATTGTGAATTAGCGCAACTTCTTTGCCGAATATCTTTGCTTGCGCCGCTTGTGCCGCTCTTCGAGTGCTTTCTGACGCTCGAACACCAGTCACGCATATACGCCCCGTACCACTCGCCTCTTTTAGTTCCGCACAGCAATAACGACATATCCTTGTTGGTGGGATTCGTTTTTTCACAATCAAATTCCACATCGTCTTTTGCTTGCCGTCCGGATATCGTGCTTTATCAACCGTGACTTCTTTGTCGTCTAATATTTCACGCACCACGGACGGAATATCGGCAGTCGTCAAATTGTAATGCAGTTCGTGTGCAACGCCGCTCATTTCCATAAGTCTGCGCAACACCTTGCTGTCCTTACCACCTGAATAGCACACATAAAGAGGTTCGAGTGATAATGCACCAAGTCGTATGATTTTTAGAGCGTTTTCAACCTTGTTGATTTTTTTATCGAGTCGATATTCAATCAGTGCCATTTTCTATTTCCTCATCCTTTTCAAGCTCGCTCGCCTTGTACAATGCCCACTGCAACGCGCTGTGAGCGGCAAGGTGTTGTAAGTTGTCTACCTTTGCATATTCTCGCTCTCGGTCGGTCTTTGCTGTGGCGTATCGGTCGAGAGCCTGCTGTGCAAGGACGATATGTTCCCTGCACGCATCGTATAGTTGTTGTTTGTACTCTTGTATCGTCATAATTTCCTCGTCACACCAATTTCGCATATTTCAGCAAGGCTTGGTGTTTTACCTTTCGTACCCCTGCGTCGCTGTATTTCGTCAGCAGAGAGATTTCAAACAACGAGCGATACTCGATGTAATATTTGAACAACACCGTCTGCTCGATTGTGCTGAGTTGTTGCAATTTTCTTTCAATGGTCAACAGTTCCTTTTCGTTCTCTGCGATAAGTCTGTCAATTTCCAAATCACAGTCTGCCCATCGTACCGCTGTTTCGACCATATAATCTTTCGGCGCACCGCCTTGCACTCTCAACTTGCCGTAATCGATAGTACGCAACGCCGTGTAGTTGTTTTGCAATTCTTCTCGTTTGTCCTTGAGCCTTGCTATTTGCGCCACACGCGCCCTGTAACCGTCAAGCTCGTCGATTGCTTTTTGCACAACTGCGTCAGAACTTTTCCGTATTCTTTGCATAATCCCCTCCTTGTTATTCAATCGTCTTGGTCGAGCAACATCAGCATAAAAACGATTAGCCCGATGTCCGTTGCGATGATTACCACCCACAGTATCCCGATTAGGTTTCCCGGAACGATGCCGATTATCGATAGCACCCCGACCACCACCGTCGCAATGAGTACAAGCACAACAAGTGCGATTACGATATTCGCTAATTTATCTCTGTTCCTCATTCGCTTTCTCCTATTCCAAAACATTCCGCCATAACGCATTGAATGTATTTCTCTCGATTTTGTATCTCGCCCTTTCTCTGTAAGAGCCTGTTTGCAACTTTCGCAACTTGGTCAACCGTCAAATGCTCCGCTATTCTTTCAAAAGTGCTAGCATCGTATCTCGTGCCGTTCAGAGTGATTTCATCTTCGAGTTCCGTACCCGCAACAAGTGCTTCCAAAATCTCGTCAATCAAATCGTCAAAAACTCCTACGTACGCGCCCGCGCTTTTTAATTTATTTTTTAATATTTTTAGCAAGCATTCTTTCTCTTTCTCTGGTGGACAATTTTCCACCTTTTGTCCACCCCCTATTTCTGCAATCCGATTTTGGCGTTGAATTTGCTTTTTTTCTGCGCTAACCGATTGACTTCCAATAAGCGATTTGACCTCTTTGAGATACAGCGTTTGGTCGTCCATAACCTCGATTATTCCGAGTTCAGTAAGTAGCTTGATTGCGCTTCGCACCGTATCAATGTTTGTGTTCGTTACCACCGAGAGCATTTGCTCGTTGTACGGTATCGTATCGCTGAAACGAAGTGCGCCGTCGTGGTCTATGCTTTCGACCATCAGTTTGAGATAGAACAGCACATAATCTTTGCCGTTTGGCATCGATTCAATGATTTGAATATCGTGACGTTTGAAAAAGTCACGTTTGAGTTTGAGCCAGTAATAACGCTCTTTGTTATATTCAGCCATTGTTGCACCCCTCTTGCTTTTTCTTCGCTCGTTCGCAAAAACGAATTAACGGTCCACAACGTCTGCCTATCTCATCTTGCCTTGATGATAATTCCGCCCACGTTTGTCGCGCATCATCTACATCGCTCAATTTCTGTGCAAGTTTGTAGCCTCGTTGAGTACTGTTTGCGATTATCGGATAGTACATTGCGACGTAGGCTATAACGTCTCGCACAACGCGTTCGTTTGAGCAACCGATAACTGCGCCCAACTCTTTCTTTTCGACAAAGCGTTCGTTGGCTTTTAAGTAGTTCACAACCGCCCTCGCTTTAGCTCGCATATTTTCTGTCAAAGGTTTCTTAAAATCCATAATATACCTCGTTAGATTGCGGATAAAATGTCGATTATCCTTTGTGCTGTAAATTCTTTTTTTATAAACTCAAAGCGCACTCCGTAGCGTTCGGACATAGTTGCCATTGCCTTTTTTAGCACCGAGCCTTTGACCATTGTTAGCGGCTTTCCACTCTTGGTTTTCGGAGACTGCCAGTTGTCCAAATCACACTTTGGCGGCACTTCTTCGATAAGCACGATAAGTTGTATTCCGCACTTCCTTGCAAGCTCGCACTCCGCCCTAAAACGCTCGTGTTGTCCACCGCAGATGTTACCTGCAATTTCAACAATGTCTTTCTTCGTATCAATGCTTACTGTTTGATTGTCTAACCGCGCGTAATCGCCTACAATGAGTTTTGAGCGCACGCTCGGTTGGTTTATCGACTGGAAGTGTTTCTCGATGTTTTTGTGCTTTGTGGTTTGTTGTCGTGTATCTTCAACGATTATCATTGCTTTCCTTTTGCCCCCAAAGTGATAGTAGTTCTTGCAGTTGCTCGGGCGTTCTCGTTTCTATGCCCAGTTCTTGCGCCTCTCTGACGGTACCTTCGATAAGTCGTGACATCTCTTTCGTGTCGAGTGTGTGCGTGGGCTTGAATATGTACCAGTCGTTACACGGCTCTTTCGTGCCTTTGCTCTCTCCGATAAGCCTTGAATACTTGTATATGTCGTCAAGATTTGCGCTTGCCGGGATTCTTGCGATAAACGCAACTGCGCCGTAGTCGCACACAAGTTGCCGTTTCACGTCGTCAATGCTCTGATAGTCCGTTTCGGCAATCTTGCTTACAAGCACGTGAAAGTATGCGTTTGCATCAAGAGAACGTTGTTCTCTATGTTGCTTGACCTCGATACTCAACGGCTTTGCTCTGTCTTGCGTTTTGAGTTGCAAAACGGCGTTCTTGTCGCATGTCGTAAACGTCACTTCGTGCGCTCCGAACTCGCCTTGCAATGCTCTTGTGAATGTGCCTTTGAATTTCATCTCTTACCTCGTTGTTAAAACGGCAATCCTTCTTCGACTTCTAACGGCATCAAATCTTCCGACGTGCGCCTATCGTCCAGTATCATTTGCGCCGCCTTACGGCTCGTTGCGCTCACTGATTTATCTACTATGTATTGGAGTTGTTCGTCGGAGAGTTCGCCGTACATCTTTCCTTTTGTGGTTGTAAGCGCGTAAGCCTTGTCAAGCGTGAGTTCGTCGTGTTGTTCGGCGGATTGCTTAACTTGCGCCTTACGTTCGATATTAGGCGTTTGAGAGCCTTGTTTGCCGAATGTAAATATCAACTGCCCATCGCCCAAAATTTCAAGATATACTATCTTGTCATTCTCGTATTTAATGTCCACAACATCGATACGTCTGAATGTCGGAGTATATTTGCCTTTATCGTTCTTTTTCGTGTTGCCTTTGATATAAATGAACGGTGCGGTATATAGTTCTCTGCCGATACCCCAGTTGAAGCACGCACGCTTGAAACTGTCCGATGCCTCGCCTTTCTCTTTCTCCGTGTTGCTCTCGACACCACAATCCCACTTCCATATCCATTGAGATTTGTCTTTATCCCAAATAGCCACGCCGCAGTAAAGATTGCCTTTAATCTCTTTGTGGTCTCTTTGCCAGTTCTCTTTGCCCACCGTTTCGTCAAGGACGTTTTGGTCGCAACGCGCGTCTTTGTATATCAAGAGCGAAAACCCACCCTCGCTTATTGCTCCGACACGGCATTCCAACTCGTCCGCTCGTAATGTTCTAAATTTTTCCATAATTTCTCCTAACGGTCATTCGACCTTGTTCTTTCGTCATATCTTGACGTTATCCGCACCCCGATGCACGGTACTAACACGCTATCGCTATCATCTTGAAATAACGGTTGCCTTGCTCTCTCTGTCAATTTGGGTACAAAAGGTTCACAGTTTTCGTATTCAGCATCTCTCTCGAGTGCCTTATTGAGATAGCTCTGTGCAGTCTGCTTGTCAAAAAATCGTTTAATGTCACACCATTCGAGAGGCGCATACCACGCATTACCGCGTTTGAGCGTAAACTGCTGTACCACATATTCGGTTTGAATCTCTTTGCTACCCCACGGCACATACTGCCTTGTTATGAGTCGAAATCTGCTCATTTTGATAATCCCTTAATGAACGGCGCAAGTGCCTGCGACATACTCGGATGCAAATTGCTGTTGCTGGCTTTTTCTTGTTTTTGCACAAGTGCGGTCATAACCTTACAGGTGTCCCCGTGCTTAAAAATAAGCGTTTCAAGTTCTTTCATAAATTTGTCGATTCTCATAATTCCTCCGTCGCTTAAAAGCGTTTAATGCGATAGTAGTCGCAGTAGTCTTGCACGTGCAATTTGCCTCTCATCGTAATTCTCGGTGTTTTACCTTTGCTTTCAATGGAATCCTTGATGTTGCAAAGCGTCGTGCTTGCTGTAGAGATGTCGCAGCCGAGCAGTTTTGCCAGTTCAGCCGTCGTCATCACGTCTTTGCTCATAATTTCCTCACGTTCCGAGTAAGTCATATCACTTCTCCTCAAACGACTCGACGAGCGTTTTGACCGACACGCCGAGCGTTTTTGCTATCTTTGTTAAATCTCGAACCTTTGGCGCACTTCCGCCCGATTCCCACTTGGCAACTCGTGCCGTTGGAACTCCTGCTTTTTGTGCAAACTCTTCTGCCGTTCGGAACTTTCTTATTCGTAATTCCTTAAATTTCATAGTCCCTCCTTTGTTGCTGTCAATTTGTAACCGAGTGCATTAAGCACGATGATTGCGTTTTCAAGCGACAATCGTGCGTCGCAATAAACCCATTTTTCGATTGTCGATTGCTTTGCGCCGCTGATTTTTGCAAGTTCTCGGCACGAAAGTTTTGACTGTTTCAAGATGTCCAAAAAGTCATCTTTGTTATCAATGTGTTTTCCCACTTGACTAACTCCTTAAAATATGTTATTGTACTTATATAAATTAAAAAGGAGGTGGAGCATATGGCGAACAAAAAGCAGACAAGTCCGCGCGTTGCACGTGTGGCAAGCAAAGTTCTTCGTGATGGTCGTACAAGTAAATCTTCCAAATCTTGTGCTGGTAGTGCGCTGTCCCAAACGCGCAAAGGTAGATAACCTTTTGTAACAACACTTTTAGGAGGGAATTATGACTATGACCAAACATTTTGCTAAACATTAAGCCTATCGGAGTGACGGTAGGCTTTTTGTTTGCCCCACCTCTTATTTAATTTTCAATGTTCGTTCGTTTTCAAAATCTCGCGTGTTCTCTACACCACTCTTTTTGCTCATTGAGCGAGCGTGTGTCGTGTTCGCTCATATCCATCGCTATTTCGCTTGCTGGCTCATCAAAGTAGTTGTCAACTGCGATATACATTGGATATGGTGTGTTTGCCTCTCGGCATTCTTTCTTGTTTGGCTTGAAAATGTCATAGCCGTAAAAATTTGCAACTTTCTCCATAATTTCCCTCGTTGTAGTAACGCCATTTTTGACTTATCGCTACTTACCGATACACTTTATTTTTCTTATCGAAAACGCTTGATACTGCCTCTAAATAGTGATAATATTGGCGCAATTTCGATAAGGAGGTAAAATATAATGAATAGGCTTTATGTAACGTCAACCAATGTGGCATCGGTGGGCTATGAAAACAATGTGCTTGAAGTTGAATTCTTGAACGGCAGCGTTTACCAATACTTCGACGTTCCCGAAGAAATCTTCCAACACTTGATTTCATATCCCCACCCCGGTACTTTCCTCGCACACGTCGTGAAAGGTCGGTACTATTACCAAAGAATTCGTTAATCGATAGCCATCGGCACGAATTCATCAGCTTGCACAACCATTATTCCGTCGCAATTAATAACGATTGCTTGGTGTACGTTCAGTTCGCCATTTTGGTATAACGGTTGTGCTATTTTGATAATCTCTTTAAGAATTTCTTCCATACTCATAACTCCTCGAAAATCGAATTTCGTTCGATTACGCTATCATAATATAATCATATTCGATATTTGTCAAGGGAAAATCGAATATTTTTCGATTGATTTTTAGAATAATTTTCAATATGATAGATATAAGGGCAAATTATAAAAAAAAGAGGTTTATTATGCTCTCTCAAAGATTAAAAGAATTAAGATTAAACAAAAAACTCTCACAAGTTGCCCTTGCTGAAAAACTTGGCATTTCCAATGGGCTATATAATAAATATGAGAAAAAAGACATTCGTCCACCGTATGAAACGTTACAAAAACTTTCGGAAATATACGGCGTATCTATTGATTATATTTTAGGCAAGGACGCGTCCTCTAACACGCCCGCACCTATACCCGCGCCCACGGACAATACAATTACCGAGGAACGTTTGCGTGCGCTTGGCATCGATACGGACGGCTTAAATGATTTGACTGATGAACAACTGTCAATCATTCGCACCACTCTCTCCGCTCTGCTGGACAGTTTCAAAAAGAGCAACAAGTAACTCGTCTTGTTCTTCTTTTGAATAATCGGATAACATCTCGTTTAATAGGTCAAGTAGTTTTTTCATATTTTTCCTCCGCGAAATTATGATGGCACAATGCTTGCACCAAAAATGTCTCACGCCAAATTTGGTTTTGCAATACTCAAAAATGGGATTTGGGTACTCAAATATATTTTACAAGCGAAAAGGGGGAAGAAAATGCTTGAATTAGAACACCGTCTCAACAAACTCAAGGAAGAAAAAGGTTTAACCGCCAAAGAGATAGCCGAGGCAAGCGGAGTTCCGCTCACAACGGTAAACCGCATACTTTCGGGACAAACGCCCGACCCGTGCTATTCCACCGTTTGCAAGTTGCTTGACGTTCTCGGAGCGAGCGACGACGACAAAAAGGCGTTGCTTGTTGAGAACTCCGACGTTGAACACTACAAAGCAATGATAGCACTTTACGAACGAGGCATTGCACACCGCAACAAGTGGATAAAAATCCTCGCTGGCGTGCTTTTCGGCATTATCGCCGTTATTATTATTGTACTCGTTATAGACATACTCAACCCCAATATGGGCTATGTGAGGTATTAATGAACAGTATTTACATTGTTGTAACCGCTATATGCATAATTTTGCTAATTGGCGGTATTGCTTTTGCTGTAAAACATAAAAAAATTAAGCCTACTCAAACATCGTCGGAACATTCAATCGAAAAGACAAAACAACCGTCTATTAGAAAAGAAGTTTTCGATACTATTTCATTGCCAAAAAATGATTTATTTGACAAAGATGAAAAAGAACAAATAATACAAGATTATTATGATGAACTGAATAGCATTGCACAATTATATAAAGAGCGAGATGATGAAAAAAAATTAACTGCTTGCAAAAATTTGTGTTATTTGTCAATCAACAACTTTGATATATTTGTTGAGGCGGTTAATTTCGCTGTTCCGCCCTCTCTGCCTGCGTTTGAAAGATTGGCAATAATTCTTGAAAAAGAACAAAAATACGCAGATGCTCTCGAAATTGCCGAATTATCTGCTTTTTTTAAGCAAACCACTATAAGTAATCGTATCATTAGGCTACAAAATACCATAAACAGCGGAAAAGCCGATATTTCAACAGGCAACACGGAATTACAATATCATATAAGCGACCTTGAAAAAATAAAAGGCGACTTCAAGTCAAAAGTGAAATCTATTCCCCTGATTATCGAGAAGAATAGATATGCGTACAAGAAGATAACCCGTTTTGTTGATGATTATGTTGTTTTAGATATTGAGACAACTGGATTAGATTACAAAAGTGATGTTATCCTTGAAATCGGATGTCTTAAATACAAAAATAATATATTGGTTGACACATTCCACACTCTCGTTAATCCCGGTATACCAATCCCTAAACAAGCTACGGAAATCAATCATATAACAGATGAAATGGTAAAAGATGCACCGTATGCAAGTGAGAAACTGCAAAATTTGATTGAATTTATTGGAGACAACGTTATAGTTGGACATAATATCGGATTTGATATAAAGTTTCTAATAACGGCTTGCCTTTCTTGTTTTATTGATTATCCAAAGTTTACGACAATAAACACTATAACATTGGCACATAAATACTTGCAAATAGACAGTTATTCGTTGGATAGTATTAGAGAGTATTTTCACAACAATGATGTAGCCCATAGAGCAATATCCGACTGTGAGATGACCGCGCAACTGTACCAATATAGTTACGAACAAAATAAAAATCCCAACGTTGACTACAATCCGCTCACGGACAGCGCAAGCATTCAACAACAGTAGAGACATACAAGTAGTAAAACACATAATCTAAAATAATCAACTATGCCTAATACATTCAAATACAATATTCAAGAACGCGAAACCAAAAAGAACGGAACTCTGTACGACATCTATTTTTACATTCAAACATCAGATGGGCGCAAGCAAAAGAAACTTTCGGGATTTAAGACAAAGAAACTTGCAAAACAAGCCTACGAACAGTTTATGGGAAAACACCTCTCCGCACCGCAAAAATATAGCGGGAAAGAGGTTGTGCGTTACGAACTCGCAAGACGCGAATATCTCGGATATGCTCAAAACAACGTCAAAGAGAGTTCTTTGTATGATTTTATTCATATTGCCAAAAAGCATTACGACGATTTCTTTTCTGGTCGCGATATGCAGACAATTACAAGGCAAGACATAATCGAATGGCAAGACCAACTTTGGGCAAAGAAATACCGCGGCAAACTCTACACTCAAAAAACGCTGTCGAAAATATATGGACAGTTTACCGTCTTTTACTCGTGGTGCGTAGAGCATTATGGTCTTGAGAACGCTCTAAAGGGTGTAAAGATGCCCAAACGCAAAGATAATAAAGAACCTCGGCAAATATGGACAGAAGCGGAATTTGACCAATTCATAACGTCTGTTGATAACATAAAATACAAGGCTTTATTTACCACTCTATTTTACTGCGGTTGTCGAATCGGAGAATTACAAGCATTGCGAGCTACCGACTATGATGGACATCAACTCTATATACACGGAACATTTACTCGCAAAACAATGGACGGTTCTCCTTATAAGATTACCGAAACCAAAAACTACAAGTCACGCTATGTTCCTCTGCCCGAAAAGACAACTGCTGTTCTTGATGAGTGGTTGGCATATAAAAAAACACACAATATACCCAATAAATACCTCTTTGGCGGAACAGATGCAATATCTCTACACGCGATACAAAATGCTTTTGCAAGAGGAATTGAAATATCAGCCGTAAAAAAAATACGGATACACGATTTACGCCATTCATATGTGTCATTGTTACTATCAAAAGGGGCAAATTTTGCCATAATTGCATCCCTAATCGGCGATACTTTAGAGCAAGTCGTTAAAACTTACGCGCACCACACAGAAGATGATAAGAAAAAAGTGATTTCTCTACTGTAA